ATGTCCTTTTGGATCAGCCTGTTTTATCTAGTCTTAAAAACGGATTTGCTTTCTGCAATATTTATAAGCAGCGCAGTCCCCTTTATTTACCTTTGGATTGAGCAATACCTAACTAACAAATTTGAACTATGACACCTGAAGATTTAGAATTATTCAAGAAGCACATGCCTCTGTACGAATGCTACAAGAAGCACGCATTTATCCGTAATTACGAAAAGGATGTATATACGGAATTGATCCACCTATACACTACCTATGTTTCACCAAAGCACAACTTTAGCCATTGGTGCAGTAGCTGTCGCATGGAGTTGGTCAACTACCTTTATGGGTGGTACACTAACACAGAACATACAACGTGGTACAGGGATCAAGAAGAAGTAGTTGCCGAAGTATTGATAGAAGGTGAAGCACCTGCACCTGTGAAAAGAGGAAGAAAACCAAAAACAACATAATAAACACATGGACACCAAACCAAAAATAAGACTAGGCAACGGAAAGAAAAGAAGCGGATCATGGCTAACTGCTGCGATCTGTATATCGGATGCTGAGGCACACGCATACACCTACAACGGGAAGAAGTATGTTAACCTAAACGTGAATATCTACGATGCTCCAAATGAGTACGGGAAGGATGTGGCTATTACCCTAAACGATTACAAAAAAGAAGAAAATAATAACCCACAGGTTAACAAGATGCCGACAGCACCTGCGCCTTATCAGGCTGAAGAATACGATCTACCATTTTAATAAACTAAAAACCATGGCAAAATTTCAATTGAATTTTAACAGCGCAAAAAAAGTAATCAGCATAACTCTTGAGGATGAAGAACAGGGGGTATTTGATCTAGCCTACCTTTTCAAGAAGTTACTAGACGAGGCGGGAATACCTAACAAGCTAGAAGAAAAAGAGATTGAGCCTGTGGAGGCTATACAGGTAGCAAACGAAAAGCTAGACTAATGGAGATTAAAACCGTAAAGCTATCCGAGATTAAAAGCAATCCTAATAACCCAAGGATAATTAAGGATGACAAGTTTAGAAAGCTAGTCAAGTCTATTCAGGAGTTTCCAAAGATGCTTGAGATCAGGCCTATCGTGGTGAATGCCGATATGATAGTACTAGGTGGTAACATGAGGCTAAAGGCTTGCAAAGAGGCCGGGCTAAAAGAAGTCCCAATCATATTTGCGGATGATCTTACAGAAGATGAACAAAAGCAGTTTATTATCAAGGACAACATAGGATTTGGTGAATGGGATTGGGAAATGCTTGCTAACGAATGGGAACCAGAACTACTTCAAGATTGGGGACTTGAAGTTTGGAAACCAAGTGATGTTAACCTAGATGAATTCTTTGAAGATAATTCTGAATCTAATACAGAAGAAGAAGGAAATACCAAAATTATTCTTGAATACACCCAAGCGGATTATGATCTAGTTATTGAAGCATTTAAAAATCACTCCGGCACTAAAGAGCAAATTTTGTTTAAATTACTAGGACTATGAAAAATACGGTTATGATAAGATTTGATGTTGAAGGATTTCATTTTTACAAGGGAGCACCTGAAGAGGTTTTATTCCTAGAAAATAACCACAGACATACCTTTACTATAAAAGCAGGGTACTCGGTTACAAACTTAAATAGGGAACTTGAAATATTTATTTGCCGGGATAAACTTAAAGACTATTTGAATGAGGCATACGGATCTCCTTGTATTTTTGGTGGAATGAGTTGTGAAATGATTGCTAATAAAATTTTAGAATTTGCTAAGGTAGATGGAATGGTATGGTGCGAAGTCTGGGAGGAATTAACAGGAGGCGCAAGAGTCGAATTATGATAGTTGAAAACCAATCAAATATCAAAGTTCATCTTGCTACAACAGAAATAATTGCTCAGGGAATTGCTGCAATAGCTGGAGGTTCAAACTATGGATTAGGTACTGCATTTCCATTTGTTTATGAATTATTTAATAAGGGCAAACTTGATAATAAAAAAATAATTACTAGGATGTCAAAAAATTTTAATCATTATATTTTAGATAGTGGATTATTCACTTTAATGTTTGGAGCATTAAAGGGTAAGAAAGATGAAAGGTATTTAAATAAATGGTATGAATGTCTCACTGATTTTGTTTTATTAGATGGGTATGAAGGAACCATGGTAGAAGTAGATTGTCAAAAAGTACTAGGTGTTAATAAAGCTTGGGAGTATAGATTAAAAATGAAAGAAAAGGTACCAAATAGAATTATAAATGTTTTTCATATAGAAGATGGACAAAAAGGATTAGAAAGATTAATAGAATTTTCAGATTATATTGCTATATCTGTACCTGAATTAAGATTTTCTGGTAAAAAAAATCATCTTATAAAAATAGCAAATTTTATAAAATCAAAAAAACCTAGCATAGATATACATCTACTAGGATTTTCGGAAAAAACAAAACTTAAAGAATTATCATTTTGTAGTAGTTGTGATTCAAGTTCATGGATTAGTGGAATACGATATGGTCAGGTAGAAACATCCATTGGAAAGAATCATATAGATAATATAAAAAAAGAAATTATAATTAATGAAACCCAAAAATGGTTACAAGTTTCAAAATTAAATTTTCCTGAATTTAAAATTCCAAAAAATTTAGAAACAAATGGAATACTAACTTTTGCAGCAGAAGAAAGTATTAAAATATACACAAAATTTGCAGGCTCACAAAATTAAAATATGAACATTCAAAAAAATTACCATTTCTATGCAGCACATAGAAACCCTGCGGGGGGAGAAAAGTGTGGAAGAATTCATGGACATACTTATGATGTTGTTTGCTATTTTAATTTCAATGAAATAAACGAAGGGGGTATCACCTGCTTATTTAGTGACATTGATAAAATGGTTGAGCCTATTATAAAAGAACATGATCATTGGTTAATACTATATGAAAAGGATAGCTATGTGAGGTTTTAGATTTGGCAAATGAACTTTATTTAAAACTTCCTTTTGTAACATCAGTTGAAAATATGGCTGTGTGGTTATTTACCAGAATTAAAACAGAAACAAAACTACCCATTTACAAAATTGAATTAAGAGAAACTAAATCATCAAACGTAATTTATGAAATTAAAAATAGCTGAGATCTTCTACTCCCTGCAGGGAGAAGGAGCAAGGATAGGGACACCCACGGTATTTATAAGAACAACCGGATGCAAGGCAAAGAATGCTTGCTACTCACTAGGCATTAAATGTGACACTGAATTTGAAAGCGGTAAAGAAATGTCTATTAAAGATATTTTAAAATGGTTAAAAACAAATGCTCCTCAATGTAAAGAAATTACTTGGACAGGTGGTGAACCATTGGATCAGCTAACAGATGAAATTACTTTATTCTTTAAGAACGAGGGATACTTTCAAGCTATTGAAACAAGTGGTCTACATCCTTGCGTGGATCATATTGATTTTATTTGTGTATCTCCTAAGGTAGCAGAGCACGTAGTAAAGAAAAACTTTCCAAATGGAGTTTCTGAATTAAGATACGTTAGACATAAAGGGCAGGAAGTACCAAATCCAAGTATCAAAGCAGATCATTATTGGCTAAGCCCTCACTCAGATGGATTTACTATTAATGGAGATAATTTAAAGCACTGCATAGATCTTTGCGTTAAGGATGGTAAATGGAAACTCTCACTTCAAAACCACAAAATATGGAACGTTTTATAACTTGGGCAGAAGTAAAAGAAAGAGTAAGCCTTTTAGATAAAAATCTAAAGTACTATGGAGTACCAAGAGGAGGTCAGCCTATAGCTGCAATGCTTAATCCTGTAGACACACCAGAGGAAGCGGATGTAATTATAGATGACCTAATTGATAGCGGATCTACAAGAATTAAATACTTAGCATATAATAAACCTTTTATAGGTCTATTTGATAAGCAGACAGAAGAAGAGTTTAAAGATAAGTGGCTAATATTTCCTTGGGAAAAGAAAAACGAAAACGTAGAAGATAACTTTGTTAGAATACTTCAATACCTAGGTGAAGATCCAAATAGAGAAGGGCTAAAGGAAACTCCAAAAAGATACATAAAATTTTTAAAGGAATTTTTAGAACCAAAAGAATTTAACTTTACCAGCTTTGATGCAGAGGGTACGGATGAAATGATTATTCAAACTAATATTCCGTTTTACTCTCTATGCGAGCACCATGTAGCACCTTTTTTTGGTACTGCAAATGTAGGCTACATTCCAAACGAAAAAATCGTAGGGCTTAGCAAATTAGCTAGGACAGTTGACCTTTATGCAAATAGGTTTCAGAATCAAGAAAGGATCACTACCCAGATAGCTGAAAGAATATTTAAGGAGTTAAACCCAAAAGGAGTTGCAGTTACATTAAAGGCACAGCACTTGTGTATGTGTATGCGTGGGGTAAAAAAACACGATACATGGACAATGACTAGCAAAATGATTGGAATCTTTAAAGATGATTTAAATTGCAGAAATGAGTTTTTAAGCCTAATCAAATAAACAAAAGTCAACACTATGAAAAAGCCTGATACATCTGTAATAGAGAAAGCCATCGTGAAGGCATTTGGGAACCTTTCTACGGCTGCAAGATCATTGCAGGTAGATAGAGTAACCCTGTACAAATGGATCGAGCAGGAGGGCTTAGAACAGGCTGTAATCGAAGGCAGGAATACTAGGCTAGATTTTGTTGAAAGTAAGCTAGACCAAAAGATAGATGGCGGTGATACTACTGCCATCATTTTCTTTTTAAAAACTCAGGGCAAATCAAGAGGCTATGTAGAAAGGCAGGAAGTGACAGGGGCAGATGGCAAGAAACTTTTCGAAGTGACCATTATAGATGGCGCAGATTAAACTTAAAACCAACAAAGTATTCAGGCACCTAGAAGAAAGCACTGCAAAGATAGTAGTGCAGCAGGGAGGTACTAGATCAGGCAAAACCTTTAATATTCTGCTTTGGATTATCTTTGCTTACTGCCAAAGAAACGAGGGCAAGATAATCACGATCTGCCGAAAGTCTTTTCCTGCTTTAAGGGGTACCGTAATGCGTGACTTTTTTCAAATCCTCAGAGATCATGACATATACTCTGAAGAATACCACAGCAAGAGCAATAACGAATACAAGCTAAACCAAAATACGATTGAATTTATAAGTTTAGATATGCCTCAAAAAATCAGGGGTAGAAAGCGGGATCTACTTTTTTGCAACGAAGCAAACGAATTGACTCATGAAGATTGGACTCAGCTTTTGTTCCGTACAAATGAAAAAGTGATTCTGGATTACAATCCATCTGAAGAATTCCATTGGATCTACGATCAGGTTTTAACTCGTTCGGATGTGCAGTTCTTCCAGACTACCTACAAGGATAACCCATTTCTGGGCGATGTAATAAAAGATGAAATCGAAAGGCTGAAAGGGATAGACGAAAACTATTGGAGGGTCTACGGCCTAGGGGAACGGGGGCAGGCTAGATCCTTGGTATATACTTTCAGTACCACAAAAGAAATCCCAAAGGAAGCAAAGCTGATAAGCTACGGCCTAGACTTTGGCTACTCAAGTGATCCTACTTCCCTAGTGCGCACGTATATCTTGGATGATAATATGTACGTGGATGAATTGCTATACAGAACCGGGATGACCAACCAAGATATCGCAAACGAGATGAAAGTACTAGGACTAGATCGGAGTAATGAAATCTATGCGGATTCAGCAGAGCCAAAAAGTATAGAAGAGATCTACCGGATGGGATGGAATGTGAAGCCTACTATCAAGGGATCTATCAACATAGGAATAGACATTATCAGAAGATACAAGCTGCACGCAACTGAAAGCAGTTTCAACCTGATCAAGGAGTTGAGGAACTACAAATACATTGAAGATAAAAATGGTTTGCTAACTAATCGCCCCGTGGATAATTTCAATCACGCTCTGGACGCACTTCGCTATTCGGTAGTAAATAAGATTTCAAAGAGCCATCTAGGCAGATACTCCTTCAGATAAAAACATAAAACCAAATAAATATATTTAAAGCCATGTGGGATAAATTAACCGTTGGGCAGTTCATTACCTTGTACGATATCGAGGCAAGCCCGAATCTAAACATCATCGAGAAGCAGCAGAAAATGCTAGCTGTGATCGAGGGTAAAAATGAAAGGGAGTACGATGATTACAAGTACCGGGACTTGATCCATGAGTACGGGGAAAAGCTTTCTTTCTTCAACAACATTCCAGAATCAAAGCCTGTGGACTTCCTACAGGTAGGGGATAATCGTTACAAGTTCTGCTATGAATTGCAGGAGATTACAGCCGGGCAGTACATTGATATTCTTTCCTTCAGCGGTGAGATCATGCAGCTAAACAAGATCGCTGCCTGCTTCTTTTTACCCATGGAGGGTGACAAATACAAAGGCTATGGAGTAGTGCCTCATGAGGTGGTAGCAGATGATTTGCTAGATGCTAACTTCTTGCAGGTTTACGGGTGTATGCTTTTTTTTTGTCAACTATTCAACGAGTTAATAAGCAGTACCATAACCTACTCAATTCAGAACAAGGATCTGGCGGAGAAGGCAGTCCGTTTATGGAAAGGTGGGGGTGGGTATTTAGCACCAAACAAGTGGCAGACTTCAACAACATAACGGTAAACGAAGCTTACGATTTAAGGGTAGTGGAATATCTTAACTGCCTAGCATATTTGAAGGATTACAATAAACACAAGGATCTGGAATATAAGAAATGGCAGTTGCAACAAAAGAGCAGGTAGAAGGATTAGTCAACATCGGAGGCAGGAAGCTGAAGGGTAAAGAATTTGTCGCTGCCGTAGAAGGTACGCTTGTAAAAAATGTGACCGATGCGATGGAAAAACTAGGCATCAACATAGTTGATAACCTAGGAAAATATGCACCTACAGATAGTGGAAAGTTGGCTTCATCCTTTTCTGTGATTGGAGTAAAAGAAACTAAGACCGGGTACAGATTGGAGATTGCCGTAGGTGCTGATTATTCCGATTTTCAGGATAAAGGGGTGAGGGGTATCGAGCATGATATTAAAAATAAAAAAGTCTACCCAAATAAGGATAAAGAGTACTACCAATTCAGAAAGTATGGCATGCCTTTGAAAGCACTTCAAGGTTTAGAAGGATGGATGAAGCGTAAAAACATGGAGATCGAAGCGACAAACCTAATTGAGGGAAGGCAGATGCTACCACAGATTTCTAGCAGCGCAAAGAGATTAGCTTACTACATTAAAAAGTACGGTATTGAAGGCAAAATGTTTGTAAAGAAATCAATTGACGAAGCAACACCAGAATTCAACATCGACATTCAAAACATTGGATTTAACTCCTTGACCTTAAAAATAAGCAAATGATAACCCTAGTTCAACCTACCAATAGTATCCTGCCTGCATTCAATCGGATTAACTATACGATCAGCAGCGACAACGCAAACCTATCAGGCTTTAAATATGTGGTGAAGGTTTTTAATACTGCAAACGAATTGATCACTCAGGCATTCTATGACTCCCCGGCTAACCCTGCCGACTCTGTAGAATTTGATGTAAGCAAATTTGTATCTGTTAATTTTACTTATTCAAGCGGGTTTTATCAGGTAGCAACTTCGGCTAGCAATACCAACATAATCAAAGGCTTCTATCTTAAGTGCTATGAGTACTATGAAGTTGCAGGGGTGTTTGGGATTGTCTCAGCTTCCGAGGTGGTAAGTACTACCAAATATGCTTTAGCTGCTTCTTTGCCTTTGCTAGAAGAAAGCGGATTTGCTACCGATCTAAGCAAATACAACGGGGTAAGTAACACAAATTACCTACCACTAAGCGAATGGACTACGATCAAAGCTAGGGAAACCGATGCGACTATATTCGGCTTTTTAAATACAGGGCTTTTGACTAATAACGAACTGCTAGTCACATATGCAAACGCTACTACATCGACATACTACATCACGCCTGCTGCGGTTGCGACTCCGAGCGTGACCTACATCCAGATTACACCCTTGACCTATGGGGGAAGCATCGACAATATTCAAGTATTTGCAAATTGGAATAACGGATCAGCAAGGAGAGCAAAGTTTGCTACTATCTACATTCAAAGCTGTGGTAAGTTTGACCCGATGCGTTTGGCTTATCTAAACAAGTACGGGGCTTTTGATTTCTTTAATTTTGACCTAGTAAGTAAGACTACTTTTGATGTAGAAAAGAAAGGATATGAGCGGAACTACACAGGCAGCATCTATGAGTCGGACGGAATCAGGGTTAAAAATATAAACCCGATTTACTACACAAAGGAGACACAAAAGTGGAAGATCATAAGTGACTATTTAACGGATGCACAAGCTGAGATCCTGCGGGAATTATATTCATCCCCTTTGGTTTACATGAATCTAGTAAACGATAA